TGCAGCTGTTGGATACCAGCCAACGCTATTTTCAACGAAAACGCCGTGTCGCGGCTAAAAGTGATCAAGTACACAAACCCCATTTCCCCGGGGTGCCTTTTTCGAATAAAGAAAGGCTAAACTTACACAACGAACCAACCCGTTCTTTGTGGCGCCATCGCAGGAGCAGAGAGTTCGGACTTACTCTCACTCGGGGGCTCTTGGCTCCCATTCTGCGCGGCGACTTGTTTGCAAGACGCTCGCTGTGGCAACTCCCACCAATAGGTTGCTGTCACAACTTTCGAATTAGGGTCCCAACGGCCCTCCAACGAAATGTTGCTTCCTACCAGGGTTCCCGATCCAACGAAGGACCAGGTATTCACATCCACGTAAATAGTTACATTGCCACCCAACGTTTGCAAGGTCATCACACCAGATGGACTCCAAACCGCGTTCGTTATGTTGAACGTCGTGCTGCCACCTCCGGCAGCAAGCAGCGTCATCGATCCACTCAGGAAAGAATTATCTGCTTTTAACGCTAAACTAAAAGCGGACGGGTAAGTGCCCGTCAACGAGCAGGTATTCGCACCCTGCGCTGACGGGTAAGTCCCGGACATGGAGCGGGCATAAGTCACGCGTTTTGGTCGGCGGGCGAGGGGCGTCAAAACGCCCTTCTCGTCCACGGCGTGTAAGCCTTTCCCATTGTAGGCGACCACTCGCGGCTGGTCGCCAAAACCGGACGGGTCCACGACACCGCCAATAAAGTCCAGCAAAGACAATTCGGCGTCTACTAGCAAATAATGCGTGTTATAACCATTCAGACTGGTGGTTACTACGTTGCCACCAATGGTGATGCCGCACAACACCTGCGCGTCCGCACCCACGGTCGTAGCTGAGGTGAACTCCTCGTTCGCTACAGCTACCTCGTTCTGCTTGGCTCCACTACCTCCGGCTAGGTAGGGCGTCAAATCCAGGCCAAACTCCTCATAGACGGCACCCCCAACGACGCCCTTCATGGTCATCATCTGGCCGACTGTCAGAGACGCTGTGGTGTCGCTGACAGGAGCAGTAGCAAAGAACTGCCCACCCCGGATGGGGGCTATGAATAGAGTGGCGGAATTAGCAGTCGAGGACACGATGGGCACGGCTCGAATACGCAATTTCTGGACGGCTAAACGCGCAAAATGCTTCACAACGTCCTGCAGGTAACTCGGAACCAAGTAAGTCGCTGAATCATTCAAAGCGACGGGGACGCCGGACACGTAGATTGATCCGGCAAGATTCCGAAAGTAAACACTGCCTGACGCACCAAGGGTGCCGTTTCCAACGAACACGGTACCCATTTGCCATGACAGTTTCATTTTCATGTCTGGCAATCCCATTTTCCTGTTCCAACCCACGGAGACGGCAGCTGGGGCCATGGTCATCCGCGGGACAGGTTGCACAGGATACTCAATTCTGTTGCGGCGCTTGGCAACAGTCGAGCGTGGGCGAGCGCTGCGCTTAGGCAACGATCGTTTTGTCACAATTTTCTTAGTCATTTTGTTGTTGGGGATCGCCGGCGCCCCAATCGCCTCGCGCCCGGCTGGGAGTGATCAATTCCGGACCGGGGGCTGGTGGACTGCCCAAGTCTCCTTAGGCATTGTCCACCCGACAAATGTGGGCCAAAGCCGGGTCGCTAAGGACCACAGGCAAGGCTCGCACACTGTCGATCAAAACCTCCAAACGAGTGAGCTCAGCGGGACTAATACCGTAGAGCAAACCAAACAAATGGAGGGTGTCATGGGTGACGTCATGTCCTCTCGATACGCCAATATGTTGTTTATGGCGCGCTTCGGGGTCGTACAGAAACTTATCTGTGGCTGGCAACAGTTCCAGCATTTTGTCTACGACGCTCCGAAACAAAGGCACATGACGACTACTCAGGAACAAACCTCGAGCCGTCTGTCGAGCACGTATCGCACCAAAGCCGACTCTGTGAGTCGGTTCCAAAACGAATGCAAGACGCGTGAGCATTCTGCCCACTTTCGCGCCAAACACCGTACCGTCGGAAGTTGGCCAGGGATACATTTGAAGGAAGGTGGCCAGCTGTGGTTGTTTAAACTCTAGCACTTTCGGTTTGAAACCCAAACGGGTGAACACGTCAGCCATGTCGGCTACGGTCAAACTCGGATGTACTAGGGTCAGCTGGTCGTCACCCATCACTACGGTTCGAGATCGGGGTTTTGACAAATTCTCACCGTTTTTACACAGCACGTAGGCGATCACTATGCCTGTCAAATGAGAATTACCAACGGAGGTTATGTTGTGGCCTGTGGTCCGTTGGGGCGGGGTCGAATAGTTGGCGCCTCCCATGGCTACTCCTTTGAGCCCATTGCGATGTGTGGCATCATCCAACGCACCCACTGTGACGTTGGCCAACGACCTGGTCTTGTACGCGCCTAACCAGCGTTGCCACAATCTTTCAAATTGCATCGCATAATAGCCCTGAGTCGCGTCGTAGGTTCCAAAGTCATTCGTGATCGCTCGCGCGCCCGGTAAAGCGGCCAAAGCAGAG